AATGACATCTGCTTCGTATTCTTTTCCTTTGACATCTTTTATATCCTCCTCGATTGGTATGTTAGGAAAGTTTTTTCTTAAAACTTTCTGACAGTATTTGTCTTTTTCAACAAATTTTACTGTCTTAAAAAAATTTGTTGAATCTAAACCTAATGCAAAACCCCCTATACCTGCAAATAGATCTAAAACTTTTAATTTTCTACTCACGAATAATCTCTTTCTAATATCATTTCTAAATAATGTATTGCTTTTCTTATGTCTTGTTCCTTTCCTTTTACAGAGTGTCTACAAATATATTTTATAGCATTACCCTCTGCAAAAAGCAACTTGTTCTCATTTATAAACTCTGCTGGTTGAATTTTCATCTTTGAATAATGTTTTCCACCAATTTGTTTTTCTAATGATCCATACGTAACTCCTTTAAACATTTCTTTATCTGTCATATGTCGTAACCCCTTTCTGTCTTTGCATAAATAATATTTAACTCCTTTTTAGCTCTTGTAACACCAACATAAAATAATCTGTGTTCATCATCAGGATTATCTAAATATTTATTATATGCAGCATTACTTAAATCAGTTAGTATAATTACGTTATCTCTTTCATTCCCTTTTACACCGTGAATAGTTGATATTTTTATTCTAGGTTCTTTTGACAAATCTTCTCCATTTTTTATTAATCTCTGTATTTTTCTAATCTCATCATCGCCTAAATCGTCAAATGCAATATACCATTCTTCATCTGTTTTTAAACCATAATCTTTTTTTAAAATTTGTATGTCATAAAATTTTTCTTTTGACATTTGTTTCATTAATTTTAAATCAACATTTTTACTCATTTTGTTAGTTATCTTTTTATAATCATTATAATGCAGAGGAATTCCTTCTCGTAATTTATTCCAATTTTCTATTAAAGCATAAATATTTTGGACTCTTGGAGTAGAGTTTCTTCTTTGAAAATAATAATTATTTTGATCTAAATAGTAAGCTATTTTTTCTAATATTAAATTTGTTCGAGCAAGTATTAGCCATTCTCCTTTTGACAAATCTACTCTATCAATCTCCCAATGATAATTCACTTGACCTAAATCTTTTTTAGGTATCCAATTTTTTTTAACCCTATTCTTAACTTTTTTAATTATTTTATTTGCTACATTAAAAATGTTTTTAGGCACCCTATAAGATTGTTTTAATATTACTCTTTCTCCCTCCAAATTTATAAAAGTTTCTGCATCCGCACCATTCCATTTGTAAATAGCTTGATCGTCATCTCCTGCGATAATAGATTGTTTAGAACTTTTTTCTAATTTTTTAATGATATCCCATTGTATTAAACTTAAGTCTTGCGCTTCATCTATAAATATAACTTCAAACTTAGGACTTTCTCCTTTGTCTAAAAATTTTTCTAACATATCTATATAATCAATTAATCCTTTTTGTTTTTTATATTGATATAGTTCTTTATTAATTATGTCTAACTTGTCATATGTTATGTTATAGTTATTACCGTTTAAATTATACAATTCTAATGGTGATATTCTTTTACTTCTAGCCAAACTAATTAAAGAAATATACGGATCTTTAGAGTGTAATATACCCTCGTGATCGTGGTCATATCTTATGCCCTCAAACTCTATTTGTAAATCTCTACCTAAATCTTTATAATCTTTTTCTTGCATTACATTTTCTTTTTTTAAACCTAGTATGTTAAAACAAAATGAGTGCAGAGTTCTAAAATAAGGTAGATCTTTTTCTGTTAAATTAAATTTATCCATAGCTCGGCTTTTACCCTCTTGCGCTGCATTTCTTGAAAAGGTAAAGTAGCCTATCTTACTTGGTTCTACTTTCTGTAAAAATTTTTCTAATTCATTCATTAAATAAAATGTTTTGCCTGTGCCTGGTGGTCCATATATTATTTTTCTCATCAGTAGTTTTCCTTGTTAAATGTTTTTTCCTTATATGTTTGTGGTCTCTTATCAAACCTTGTTACAACAAAAACGGAAAGTTTAGTTTTACCGACCCTTTTAGTAAAACAATGCAAATGATCTTTAAGCATTTGAGATGTTCTTTGGTACTGTATTTTCCAATGTCTACGGCTTAAATATTGATGGAAAAAATTATCAAAAACAAAATAATGATATTCATCTTTTGTATATGTTCCACCATTTTTTAAATCTTCAAAGTCATCTTTCTTAACTCTATTTAAGCAATAATCTTCTAAGTAATTTTTTAATATGTCCTTGGTTCCTGTCCCCTCAGCAGGCTCCGTTATCTCTGCATTTTCTAAAAGTATGTTTGTCTTTTGTTTCCATTCATTTGTTTTTAATGTTGGTGGATTAAATCTAAGTTGCTTGACACATTCTTCTTGAAATAAAGCTTGATTAGTTAAATGTTTTGCAGAGTCTAAATATAATCTATCTCCGTCCACGTTCATATAATAATATGGTTCTTCTAAATTAACCACTTGCAAGTCTGTTAAGTTAGGAAACATTATTTCTTGACCTATGCCAAACTTTCTAGTTTTACATAATTTCTTATCACACAAACTACACATTGGTTGGTCATTACATTTGTAGCCCCAATCTTTTTTATCGTGTTGTTTAGTTATTATGTTAACCTCCGTATCAGATAACGGATGCTCCATCGCATCTTCATTAAATAAAATTATTTTAGATTTCCAATTTTGTGGCCATTTAGACTTTGCATATACACCATAATGAAACAATGCATTGTTCCTACCACCCTCACCCACTCTATTTTGCACCATCAATTCAATACAAGGCGGCCCATCTGAATAAGGGGTTTCAGGTCTTTTAATTGTTAAGTCTTTTAATATTTCTGCATCTATACAATTAGATTTGTGTATCACAAAAAAATCTTCTAAATTAACAGCATCACCGTTATTATTAAACGCATATCTTGTTGTATTATCACCATTAAAGTATGGTAAATTTAAGAAATTTCCTGTATCATCTTTAGATTTTAATTCACGTTGTTTTGGAAAAACCTCTGACCCACCATATCCTAACACAGATCTTATTTCATTTAACTTATCTTGCATTAATGCAGCAGACACATAGTCAGATGTAAATAAGAATACATGAGCTCCACCTGATTTAGATCTAAATACTATCAAAGGTAGTTTTAAATTTTGAATTTTATTAATTAATTTTTTATGATCAAAACCTGCATAAGAGTCTATATCTATACATCCCCATTTACATTTATTATCATCGTTTATTGGTATTACACCAAGGCTAGCTTTACCTTGTAAATGATTTAACCAATGTTCTTGGGTTATGATTTCTCTTTTAACAAAAGACTTACCCTTAACTTTAGAACCGTTTTCATTTGATTCGTTGACAATTGTGACACCGTGAGCTCGGTTTAATCCTTCAAATACATTTATAAATCTTTCTATCAGTTCCATAAAATAAAAAGTGGGCGGTTTCCACTCTCGCTTCTCCGCCCACTACCTAGGATACTTAGTAATTGCCTGTAGAGTTAGTTGGAGAAGATTCCTCCGAACCATGCTTGGCTTCTACCTCACCTTTACCTACACTAATAGCAAAATTTTTTGCCATATCGTAGAAAGATTTATCGGTAACTGGTCCAACTTTAGACACATCCCAACCAAACCAAGTTCCTTTGTCATTAGACATTTGAACTGTTTTTAAATTATAAATGTGACTATATGTTGGCGGTGTAAACAATCCATTTTTACCTTGCATTTTTAAACCCATCATCATTGAATTCCATTTTCTACTAACTTTTAGTTGAGTAGATTTCATAGAAATCAAAGCAGTTTCAGGATTTTTATCTAAAACTAATACAAAGTGATTAGCGGTATTATCTAAATAATTACCATTAGGTAATCTATCTTTATAATCCTTGCCTCTAGTCGTTTGGCTTATGATATCACTATCTGCCTCGTGTATCGCAACAGGTGCACCACTACTTGCGCCTCTGTCTTGCCATTCTATGTATTGCCTTTTATAGTGACACGGTATTACATTAATACTGTCATATAATGCATTAGTAACGGTATTTATTATTTTACCAGGTTCTGCACCTTTTACATATTTACCATCCATTTTATTTACTTCTGGAGATAATTGACCCAAAATTTTTAAGAAAGGTAACGCAAGATCTTCTTGCGATATATTTTGAGCACCTTGATTTGCATCAGCTTCAAATGCGTTTGAAACTAAAGCACCTTCTTTTTTCGTGGTTACTTGGTTCATGTTACTTGTTCCTTTTTATTGTTGTTTTATTCTCC